CAGGAATACTTAGCAGAATTTATTGACAATGCATCTGGGCTGTTCAGGAATGTTCGTACATCTGTAGCTGCATCAGAGCCAAGTGGCAAAGCATATGCTGGCCTTGATATTGGTAGAGCAGATGACTACACGGTCCTGACTATTCTCAATGAGCATGGCCACATGATCTATGTAGAGAGATGGCGACAAGATGAGTGGAGCAAGATCATTGACAAGGTGGCTGATGTGATCAAGCGCTTTAATGCAGTCACTGTGGTGGAGGTCAACAATCAAGGTGATGTGTTCTTTGAGATGCTACAGACAAAGTGCAGGAACAATGTATATCCCTTCACTACGACATCTAAGAGCAAGCCAATGTTAATTGAAGACTTGGCCCTGGCATTTGAGCAGAATGACATCCGCATCATGAATCATTCATGGCTGATTGATGAGCTTGAAAACTTTACCTATATTTACAATATAAACACACGGAAAGTGCAGTACAGTGCACCTTCAGGTATGCATGATGATGGAGTGATGAGCACAGCACTAGCATGGCACTCACTTCGCCACTACAGGATGAAAGGAAAATATAAGATATTAAGAGCATGAAACAAATAGAGATTAAACTACCAGCAACACTTCAAGACTGCACACCTGACATGATGGCCAAGTGGCTGATGGTGGCACCAGTGTATCAAGAAGCTGCAGAAGACATGATGACATCACTTGACTTTCAATGTCAACTCATCAGCATCTTCAGCGGCCTATCAGTGAGCAAGGTCCGCAAGGCACACATTGATGATGTACTGAGCTGCAGCAAGCATATACTGACTATACTCGGCACATACGTTCAGAAGGAGAAGCCTACAGGCAAAGTGGTGATTGATGATGTGGTGTATCTCTTTGAGCCAGATATCTCAGTGATGAGCACTGGACAGATCATTGACTTAAAACTGATTGAATCTGTACAAGAGGATCCATGTGGAGCATTGGCCATCTGCTATATTGAAGAGGGCATGGAGTATGCTCAAGAAGATGACCGTGGCAAGGTGCTGAATCCATCAGTCAAGCGCAAGGAGATATTCAAGAAGGCTTTCCCTGGTGATGAATTTATTGACTTCTTCGCTTTTTTTTTGCGGCAATCAGAGCAGCGGAAGCTCGCTATCTTGGAGATCCAGATAATCAGGATGAAGAATCAGACGAAGATGCTGAAAGAGACAACAGCAGCTCAGATGAAAGAAATGACTCAGAGTGGTTCATCTGGACAGGGCTTCTGGTCCACATGGCTGAGAAGCTTCAGAAGGATGTGGATGAGATTACGAGGCAGCCGTACATAAAGACATTGTTTTGGCTGAACTACTTCAAGCTAAAATCAGAACAAGATTACATATTAAGTAAGCATGGCAGAACTTGACTTTCTTGACTCACTAGGTATATCTCAGCAGGAGCTATCTCAGCCTGAGACAGCCTATGAAAAGTTAATCTTAGACATAGCCAATAAAGTGACTGAAGACTTCAAGGAGTATATCAGTGCTAATGTCATGAATACTGGAGCATTAATGCAGTCAGTGGTATATATGCCTACTGGAGCATTCTCATTTGAGATACAAGCGGACCAGTACTATTTGTTCCAGGATCAAGGTGTGAATGCATTGCCTAATGTGCCCGGATACAACTACAAGCGGCCAACAGTATCAGGTAGTGCATATTCATTTCGCACACCGTATGTGAGTGCAAACATGGCCAATGCCATACAGCAGTGGAAAGGTGGTAGCATGTCAAAGGCATATGCAACTGCATCCAGTATCAAGCATCATGGATTGCAGCCTAAGAAAATAACAGAGAATGTCATGACAGATGATGTGCTCAATAAGATAGCATCAGACTTGGCTACAGTGACAGGTCTTATTTTTAACGTATCCTTTACAAAAAATACAGAAAAATGGCAGTAACTATCAACCAAGAGCCGCAATTCTATAGCCCAGCATCCAATGAAATGATTTGGGCTTTTTCATCTGATCAGACTGGACAGCCAAACTTTAGCTACAAGGTGGAGCTATTTGTTGCCAGTGCGCTATTCGGCACCTATGAATTGTATCCAATGTTTGACAATTACTGCAAATTTGATGCATCCGAATATGTGCGCTCATTTGTACGTACACACATGACATATCTCAATGTCTTCTCATTTGAATCACAAGATCAAGCAATAGATATTCAGATAGTAATTCATGAAAGCTATGGCACACCGCCTGTGCTTGAAGCTTCAGCCACATCTGCAGGCAACTATGGATTCAATGGAGCTTTGAGATATGAGCAGTTTTATGCATTCAATTCAAATGAATACTGGATTGACTATACTAATGCCATCAGCCCGAATTTTCTTACATACTTTCCTTCATCAGCTGCACAATTTACTCCTTATAATTTGCCATTCTTAGTGGGTATTTTTGCTGCTAGAGATAATGAATACTATGAATTGAAGCTTGACATCTATGATGTGACAGGAACATTGACATATACAAATACAGACATCATTGACTTAGACTTTATTGTGCATATGCTTGACATATCACCTAATCAAATGGATGCACAAGGATGGACTACGGGACCAGAGTGGGATGACTGTTACTATTACGAGGTGACATTGATTGCCACAGGCAATGGAGCACCATACACTACACAGAGCACAAACCCATTTAGACTATATTTTGATCGTGAATGCCAGCGCTTTGATGTGCAGCGCCTGTACTGGGTGAATAAGTTTGGAGTCATAGATCAGTATTCCTTTAACAAGTTACGCATAGATGCCAGTGGAATCCAAAACTATGGATATCAAGTGCAACGTGGTACCTGGGTAGATAATCAATATAGCCTAGCATTGACTGATGCTGAGAAGAAGTCAGCCATGAAGACTGCTTCAGATACTATCATTCTGAATTCAGACTGGATGAAACCTGCTGTACAGAACTGGCTAGTGAGAGAGCTATATGAATCACCGCAAGTGTGGCTGTATAAGGATGGCATATTTAAGCCAGTAGTGGTAGAAAACAATGCAAGTGTGCTCAAGTCAAGATTCAAGGATGGATTGATTCAAGAGACAGTCAACATCACTGTGACATGGAGCTATAGATCTCAATTGAACTAGTATGGAGCTATATATAAACGGCATACAGGTAGACTTGAATGACAAGATACCTTTCCCATTAACATATGCCATCAGTGACATCAAGGATATCAGTGCACGCAAGGGCAACAACTCAAAGACTATAGGGCTACCTGGTACAGCTACCAATGTTCAGCTCATGGCAAATGTGTTCAGCCTATCAGCTACACTGGGAGCGCCAACAGCTTTCATGAATTTTGATCCATCAGTCAAGGCAGAAGCACAATACTATCATGATGGTGTGATGGAATTCAATGGTGTATGTCAGCTGCAGGATTGTATCCAGCAAGATGGCAACTGGACCTTCAACATTGTTCTGATCTCAGAAACTATTGACTACATCGGCAGGCTCAAGGATATCAAGATTAATGCAATGGACTGGACTGAATACAATCATGAATTCAACTATGCCAATCAACAGGATTCATGGCAGGGGACCATTGTAAAAAACGGTGCTCCCTTCACCAATGGAACAGGAGCCAATTGGGATGGCTTAGGATATTACTATGGACTTGTTGACTATGGATATCAGCGGCCTGCTCCAGATACCTTTGCAGTGGAGCACATACCTGCACATGTATTCTGCTATGACATACTGCTAAGAGCATTCACTCAGGCAGGAATCACATGGGATTCAACTTTTTTTGAGAGCCAAAGATTCAAGCGCCTGTTGATGGCCTATCAAGGCGGAGTGCTCCCACAGATCACACCAGAGCAGGCAGCAATAGATAGTGTATTCACTACTGAGAACAATGATGCAGATGGCTTTGTAATGAATGTATCAAAATCAGGTACGTGGATACCTGCATTTAATTCATTCAACAACTATGATGGAACTGTGACAGCTGACTTTCAAGGTCAAGTTCAAACAGCCTCTCCATTGAGTATTGTTCCATCCAGTGAAGGATTATTTGCAGTAAAGTATGAAGGTGATCACCGCTTCACAGCTGAGACATCCACATCAGGATTTCTTTTTGGTAGTTGGAATGTATCTCTCATTGTCAGAAAGAATGGATTGAATGATAGTATCACACAAATTGCTAGTGGACAAATCACACCAGGTCTTATTTTATATACAATTGACTATGCATTTGATATTAGTGTGCCTATTAATTTAACCTTCAGTGATGTATTAGATGCACGCTTGCAATTAAATATGTACAGCGTAAATCTTAATCAGCCTGGTACGATGACAGCCACTATTGAATCATTGGCTGCTATCTTGAATCTTGAAAAGCAACCGCAGTCACTCACTCCAGGATCAACATTAAACATTGGCACACTTTTACCATCAATGACTGCAGATGTATTCTTCAAGGGCATCAGGGATATGTTTAATTTGTATATCAAGCCAAACACATTAGATCCCACTATACTGGAGATTGAGCCGCTTGTTGACTTTTATGATGGTACAGATACGGCACTTGACTGGACAAAGAAGATTGACAGATCACAGCCTGTGAAGATTACTCCCACTATTAACTTTGCTTCAAAGGATTACAGATTCTCATTTGAGAAGGATGATGACTACTGGAGCAAGCGCTATGCAGAGGATACCTTGACTGAGTATGGCAACAACTCAGTGACTAGTGGCAACGCATTCAGCCAAAGTGTGACTGATGTGAAGCTACCATTCAGTCAGAAGCCATTGGTCCGCATTGCTGATGGTGAAGGATTCACTGAACTAATCATCCCATGTGCCTATCAGCAGAAGATTGAAGACAATGGCACCATCAACAAGGTGGAGAAGGTAGCTAAGCCATTCATTGTGCAGCTATATTCTGAGGATGTTGGGGACCTAGTGACTGGTGACTGGATTCACATTGATGAATTTGATGTGCCACATGCACAGATCAAGTATCCCTATGTTGGTCATCTTGACAATTTATTAAATCCCACTTTTGACTTGATGTGGGGTGTGCCGCAATACGTTTTCTACAGCACTGGAGAGACAATTGCATACACTACCAACAATCTGTACAGCTATCATGAGAGATTCATTAGAGAGATCATCAGCAAGTTTGGAAAGCAGCTGACAGCTAAGGCAATGTTGCTGAGTAATGACATCGGTGGCCTTGACTTTAAGAAGCTCATCATGATTGATGGTGTGATGTTCAGACTACAGAAGGTCAACAACTATGACAGTGGTAAAATGACCAGCACAGAATCGGAATTCATCCGACTAGTGGAGGCTGAGAGCGCACAAACGTATCAAATAACAATATCACCTGACAAATACCAAAGATAATGGCTACAAAAGAAGCAGTATTTTCCCTTAAAGTAGACACTGGCAGCAGTGTAAATGACATAAAATCATTTGATCAGGCAGTGAATAGTCTGAACAAGGATGTGAATACCTTGCAGAGCACTGTTGCTGAAGGTGCAGGCACTGATGTATTCGCTGATAAGCTCACAGAATTGAATGCAAAGGTAGATGCTGGAGGCTTGACCATGCGTGAGATGACCAAGGCCATGAAGGAATACCAGAACATTGCTGCTCAGGCAGGGATGGAGTCACCTGTTGGTCAAGCAGCCATTGCAGCTGCAGGTCAATTGAAGGATGGCATCGGTGATATCAAGAGCCAGGTGAATGCTTTGTCATCAGATACTGTTAAATTAGATACAGCAATGGGAGCATTGCAAGGAGGTGCTGCAGTATTCCAAGGAATCTCATCTGCCATTGCATTGACTGGTGTGGAGAATGAAGAATTGATGCAGACCATGGTCAAGCTTCAGGCTGTGCAAGGTGTGATGAATGCAATCAATGAGGTATCTATCATATTGAATGAGGAGCATGTCGTTGGTATGCAGCTCAGAGCATTCTATGAAAAAGCATATGCATTGGCTGTAGGCACATCCACTGGTGCATTGAAAGTTTTTAGGCTTGCACTTGTTGCCACTGGTATTGGTGCGTTGGTAGTGGGCCTTGGTTTGTTGATTGCTAACTGGGACAAGGTGACAGCTGCAGTAGGTAGAGCCATCAGCTGGTTTAATAAGCTAGGGACAGGAATAAAAATTGTAATAGGTATCTTCATGCCATTTATTGGTGTGATCATGCTAGCCGTAAAAGGACTGCAGATGCTTGGACTTGTTGAGGATGATGAGGATAAAAAGAGAGCGGCCACACATGCCAAAAGAATGCAACGCATCCAGAGGCAGATGGAGAAAGAACGTGAACTTAGAGCAGCTCAGAAGCAAGCATTTGAAAATGGACAGAAACAATTTGATCGTGAAATTGCCCTGGCTGATGCAGCTGGATTGAGCACTATTGAATTAAAGAAGAAAAAAATTCAAGCATCTATTGACTACCAAAAAGAGCAAATCAAGGAGGTGGAGAATAATATCAAAGCACTTGATGTACTGATGAAGAATAACAAGTTCATGTCAGGAATGTACAAAGAGCAAAGAGCTGCAGGCAAGGACAATCTGAACAAGATGAATCAGGATGTCAAGGATTCTGAGACTGAGAAAAAAGTAATTCAAATCACGGCCAACAAGGATGCTGCAGATGCTGCCAAGGAACAGGCCAAGAAATTAGCGGACCAACAGAAGGAGATAAATGACAGAGCACTTGAGGAGAAGAATCAACTGATCATGGACCTTGAGGCTGCAGAGAATGCGTACTATGACAGCTTGAAGACAGCACGCCAATTGGATGAGGAGAAAGTAGGGGCCTATTATTTTGATTTAAGAGAAAGAGCGCTAGCTAAAGGTGAAGATATCAGTGTGATTGACTTAGCTGAGAAGAAAGCCCTGGCAGATATTGCAGATAAATATAATAAGATAGAGCTAGCATCTATAGAAGAAAAATATAAGAAGCAGAGAGATGCAAGAAGAATGATTCAGGGATATTTATTGGATCAGTATAAACTAGCACTTATTGACTTTGACAATGCACAGCGTGATGAAATCAAAACTCTTGAGGACAATCTAGCTGCGAATCTAATTAGGCAGGATCAGTTTGATGCTGCTATTGTTGCAATGGTGGCTCTAAGAGAAAAGAAAATTGCAGACATTGAAAAGCAGAAGGTAGCAGATGCCAAGGCCGCAAGTCAAAAGAAGTTTGAAGAAGACACTGCAGCAATAAGCGCTGGACTGGATGTGGCAGCGCAAGCTGTTGACTCTTTATCTGCAATCAATGATGCCATGAATGAGGTGCAAGATAACAAGCTCAAAGCAATGCAAGCCAATACAGATGCACAGCTGAGTCAACTTGAAACGCAGAAGACCAATGAATTGAAGAATGCCAACTTGACCGCTGCACAAAAACAAGCCATCAATGAAAAATATGCAATGGCTGCCTATCAACTACAGAAGAAGCAATTTGATGCAGAAGATAAAATCAAGCGTGAACAGTTTAAACGTGACAAAGCATTGAAGCTTGTATCCATTGCAATCAGTACAGCGCAAGCAGTGATGCAATCCATTGCCACTGGTGGTGGTATTCCTATAGGTATTCCATTTGGTATTGCTGCAGGAATAGTGGGAGCTGCACAATTGGCAGCTGTGATGAGTACAAAGTATGAAGGAGGCACAGCGCCTGCAATGCCTGAAGTGGGAGGTGGAGCAACGGCTGGAGCATCTGCATCTGCACTAGGTGGATCAGGAACTACCAATGCACAAACAACTTCACTGGCAGATTTTTTGCCTGGTGGATCTAATGGCCCACCGGTGAGTCAAGTGGTGGTACTGGAGAGTGACATAACTGGCACGCAGCAGAAGGTCCAGACTCAGCAGAGCTTGAGTACGTACTAATAAAATCCATGTGTTCAGCTGTGAGAAATGAATCTGCACAGCTGAATGCACCGTATTGATCAAGGTATTTTTTTGCTTTGTTCAGTGAGTGGCCCAGCTTGAGATTGTCACCTTGATATGATGGCATAGGCCAGGTATTAAAGTACATTGACTTGAGCAGATGATTGTATTCTTTATATTGAACTTGACTGAACAGCTCAATGAAACGACATGACTGGATGAGCACAGGCTGATGACATTCAAAATTAATTAACTCCAGATGATTGGCTGCAAGAAAATCAATAGTATTCTCACAGGCCTGTTGATAAGTAATTGAATGCCCTGGTGAAATAGTGACATAGCCATTCTTCATCACCTGGTGAAATATAAATTTATCAGTGATAAAGAAGTCATCATTCATTAGAATGAATTCATCACCTATCATCTGACAGAACAGCATCACTTTGTCAGTGACATCACATCCAGCAAAGGGCAGATGAGATGTGTACGGAATATGAACGTACGGCAAGTGTATGTCAGGAGCATCTCCAATGATGTAGACTTCTGCATCAGGATATGCAAGGTATAGCCATCTCAGAGATTCACTGATCTCAAAGGTGCTTTGCCTATATTTGAAGGGATAAACAAATTTCATAGAACAAAAATACATATTAGAGTATGATAAAGAACATTCCAATTTACGAAATCTCCATTGATCTGATGAATCCAGATACAACTGTGAGCTTCAACAGCCTGGTCCTAGATCCAGCACATGAGATATCTTTCCAGACCTTTGCCAATGTAAAGCGCTTTGAATTCAATGATGTTGAGCAAGTGATCAGTGGTGTGGCTATCAGCGCAGATACTCCAATCTACAGATACGACAGCAGAACAAATGAAGAATACTATGTAGTATTCACAAAGGAGGCTATCAAGAGCATCATTTATGACTATGCTAGGAAAGGCAATTTTAATAATATCAATCTTGAGCATTCACATGATCAGGTGAGAGATGACCTGTTCATGATTCACAGCTATCAGGTAGATGCAGCCAAAGGATTCACAGCACCTGACAGATTCAAGGATGTCAATGATGGATCATGGATAGTGAGCTACAAAACTCCAAACACTGAGCTATATAACCGTGCTAAGAATGGAGAGTGGACAGGATTCTCCATTGAAGGTGACTTTGTACTGGAGCATGTAGGCAATACTGAAGAGGTGATGATGGCCGCAATACAGAAAGAACTTGATAGCATCAAAGATATGGCCTTTGCTGAGTCATATACTGACTATCCAGAAGCAGCATCAGAGAATGCAAAGATAGCCTTAAGGTATGCTGAAGAAAATGGATGGGGTGAATGTGGAACTCCAGTAGGCAAAGCACGAGCGAATCAATTGGCCAACAAAGAAGCCATCAGTAGAGATACAATCGCACGCATGGCAGGCTTTGAACGTCACAGACAGAACAGCCAGAAAGAACTTGGTGATGGATGCGGCAGATTGATGTGGCTAGCATGGGGTGGAGATGAAGGTGTGGAGTGGGCTAGCAGAAAATTGAAGCAACTGAATACTCAATTCGCAAAGAAAAGAATCTCATTTGACTATGATGATACGTTGACTACAGCCAAAGGTCAGGACATGGCACGAAGGTTCTTAGCAGCCAATGATGAAATCTTTATAATAACTGCTAGAACTCAGTCAAATGGTGGGCCAGTTTATGCAATGGCTGAGAAGCTAGGCATCAAGAAGGAGAACGTGTACTTTACTGCAGGCAAGCACAAGTATATGCTAGTGAACAGGCTGAGAATTAACAAGCACATTGACAATAATACAGAAGAATTGCAACTGATCACAGAGAATACTCAGGCAGAAGCAATCAAAATTTAGAACAAGAATACATATACTAATAAACACAAGACAAATGAACGAAAATTTGAAAGCAATCATGGACTCAATCAGAGAACTGAAAGCTGCATTTTCAGCAACGGCACAAGCTTTCAACGAGGCAGTGCTAGAAGACGGCACACAACTTTCCTATGAAGGGGAGCTTATTGTTGGTACAGCTGTATTTGTAGTGACAGATACTGAGCAGGTACCAGCACCAGAGGGCACACATGCACTCGGTGGAGAAATGGCTGGAATTTCTATTGTTGTGGATGCAAATGGGATAGTCACTGAAGTGATTGATACTACAGCATCAGCTACAAATGATTTACCAGTATTAGATCCATCAGCGGATCCAGCAGTAACGGCATCAGCTATGTCAGCAGATGAAGTGGAATCTATTGTGAATGCAAAGCTTGGTGCATTCAGTACAATCTTTGAAGGATTGACTGAGATGATCAAGACTGTTGCAACCGAGAATGATGCACTTCGCAGTGAGGTGACTGAATTGAAGGGTGAATTCAACACTTTCAAATCAGCTCCATCAAACAATGTGACTGAGACAGAGAAATTTGCAAGGGTTACGAGCACCTTAACAACTCGCCAATTATTTTTGAAAAATAACATTAACAAGTAGAAAAAATGAGCTTAAAAAAATTCATTAGCACAAAGTTTGACTATGATGTTGCTGGACTAGCAGCATATGTTGACGAACAAAGAGAAGACCTAATCACACGTTCTGTGACTGAGGCACGCACACTTGAGTACATTGCTATTCAAGAAGGCATCAAAGGATCAGAAGAAATCAAATTGCTTGATGATTCTATCATCTATCAGTCAGGTGACTGTACAATGACTCCAGAAGGAGATACAATCTTCACAGATCGTGCAATTTCTGTTGAAACTCTTGGATACATGAAGCGTTTCTGCCAGAAGGACCTTGCAGGTTTCTGGACTCAGTTAGCTTTGCGCCCAGGTGCAATGGCTGAAGATCAGTCTTTGCCGTTTGAAGCACAATTGACTAGCTACCTTTTGAGCTTGCATGCAATTGAGCTTGACAAGTTAATCTGGAAAGGTAATAAATCAACTGGTTCAGGTAACTTGGCATTCATGAATGGATTCATTCAGTTCGTAACTGTTGCCAATGGTGCAGTAAACTTGAACACATCAGGTACAGCATCAATGGATGCAACAAATGCATATGACATCTTCTATGAGTGTTTTACAAATACACCTGAAGCAGTGGCTGAAAACGCAGCATTTGTATGTTTCGCTGGCCGTGAGTCATTCAACTTTTTGATGAAGAACTTGGTTGACTTGAACTTCTTCCACTACTCTCCTGCACAAATTGCTTCAATGAGTGAAATCATTGTTCCAGGTACAGACATGAAAGTGGTACGTGTACCAGGATTGAATGGATCAGATGCAATCTTCACAGGTAAGTCAACTGAGTTCATCTTTGGAACTGACTTGACATCTGACTTTGATAACTACGAAATGTGGTATTCTCAAGATGATGATGTGATCTACATCCGTTCTAAATTCCGTGCTGGTGTTCAGGTTCCTTTCTTGAATCAGATTGGTGTTTGGAGAAACGACTAATTAACAATTTTTATGGGAGCGCTTTAGGGTGCTCCCTTTTACAAAACTAAATACACAGAACACATGGCATGTGAAATGACAAATGGGTACAATGACAGAACATGTACCAATGGTAAAGGTGGGATCAAATCGGTTCTATTATTTCCAGTGTCTGCTGCTACATCAACAGTGGTTGACAATGTAGTCACTGTGCTGACAGTAACTGGTGAGACATTCTTGTATAAATTGAAGAGCAATCTTTCAAGCTATGCAGCGCCTATCAAGGTGAACAAAGATAATGGAACACTTTGGTATGAGCAGACATTGACAATGATCCTTGCATCAGATTCAAAAGACCTTCGCTCACAAATCCACTTGCTTGCACAGAATGAGATTGTGGCATTGGTAGAGAAGGCTGATGGAACAGTGGTAGCACTAGGACTTGATGAAGGAGTACAAGTGAATGATGGAGGTGACTACACTTCAGGTACAGTTAAATCTGACCGCAATGGACACACAATTGTTCTATTCGGAATGGAGAACAATGAGGTACCAGATGTTGATGGTACAGTATATGCAACTTTGCTTGCACAGCAGTCACCAGCAGTTTAATTCAGACCGCACAAAATAATTGAGGGGAGGAAAATGATTCCTTCCCTTTTTTGCTTAAATTAGAGCTATGAAAATAAAGGCAGTATATATTGGTGCTGATCTAAGAGTCAATGGCAAGAGGTACAAAATTACTGAAGGCAATGAATCTGAATATGAATCAGCTGGCTTATTGTTCATCTTTGAGCCAAAATCACCTAAATTAAAGCGCAATGCTAAGAATACAGAGATCACAGAGCAGCACATTGATAGTGACAGTGACGGAGCTGCAGACACTGATAGCACCATACTGGCTGTTTGAGTTTACTCATCAGCAGAGCTTTGAGACAGTCACCTGTATCCTAGAGAATATCAGCACTGGTATTCCTAGATATGATGAATTTGTGATCATTGATGAGGTGGACTTGACATTTCCATACGGAGGTGACTACACTTACCGCATTTGGGAGCAAGAGAGTGACTCAAATCTAGATCCATTGCAGGCATATGCGCTATGTGAAGAAGGACTTGCCAAGGTATTAGAAGATACTGCAGCAAACAATGAATATGACACTGAAATAACACACAATATATATGAGTGACAAGATGTTCACACTTTCATTCTCTAAGGAATATCAGAAGCCTTTGGAAATGAAGGACAAGAAGACTGGAGTAATGAAATGGGGAGCCAGAAATGACTATCCTTTTTTCTTGATTGATCTCCTTAATGGTTCTGCTTGGCACCAAGGAATAATAAAATCAAAGACTTTCTACATTGCAGGATCAGGACTTGAAGTGACATCTGGTGATGCTACTTTATTTCTAGAAAATCCATACAGTGACTATGACATGAATGAGATTGTGCAGCGAATGACCTTTGACTTTGAAGTCTTTGGTGGAATGGCTGCCATTGGTACATGGAATAGAGAAGGTACCAGAGTAGTGAGATGGGAGTTTATTGACATTGATGCTGTGAGATCTAGCGAAGATGAGCGCACATACTTTGTCAGTGATGATTGGAATGCTAGAGAGCAGACTGCTGAGGGGACCAACTTCAGAAGCTATCCTGCACTAAATGATACCAACAAAACAGGTTCTTTCATTTTATATTACAAGGAGCCAGCTAAGAGATCCAAAGGTGAGAAGGGTGTGTATCCTAAACCGCCTTACTATGGTGGAATCACAGCCATTCAGACTGATGTGGATATCTCTAAATTTCACATGTATGAGATTCAGAATGGATTTAAGGCAGGCACACTGATCAACTTGGCTAGTGGCTTTCCTGAGACAGCTGAAGAAGAAAGAAATATCAAGGAACAAATCAAGGGCCGTACACAATCTGTTGAGGATGCTGGAGAAATCATCATCACATTCAGTGATTCTACAGATACAGCGCCAACTGTCCTTTCATTGAATGGCAATGACCTGAGTGACCGATATTTGATGACTGAGAAATCAGTGCAGCAGAATATCTTGGTATCACATTCAGTGACATCTCCTTCATTGTTTGGTATCATCAAGGATGGATCATTCAATGCAGCTGAGTCTGCAGATCTCTTTGAGATATTCAAGATGACCTATGTAAATGCTAGACAGCGCCAAATTGAATGGATGATTAACTACATGGCATCATTGAGTGGAGCTATGGCAGTATTAAAGCTTAAAGATGTGGCACCAATTGCATCCGTTGCTAAGGCTGTTGCACCGCTTGTTGCACCTAAAGATGGACCAACTACACCAACAGCAGTAGATGTGCCCGTAGATGTAGCTAAAAGCGCATTGAATGGAGCACAGATAGCATCACTTATTGAGGTGGTAGCACAAATCAAGGCAGGAACACTGACAGCTGACTCAGCATTGCAGATAGTTTTAGCTTCTTTCCCTGGCATAGATGAAGGACAAGCACGCAAAATAGTAGGTCTGCCAACTGTGGCAATGTCTAGCTGTGGAACAAATCATGCATTCAGCAAGGATGAGCTAGATATCTTCAGTGAGTATGGCCGTAACGCATCAGAGTATTATGTGATCAAGGAACAAATCATTGAATGGGATACACCTAATGATGAGGTGTTTGCAGCACATGACATGATGTTTGCCACTGTTGGGGAGCTGCTCATTCAGATGAATGAATACGACAAGAATGTGGCCGACATGATCAGCAAAGGAGAAGATTCAACTGCCATTGCTAAGGCAACAGAATCAACTATTCAGCAGGTAGCTGAGTCAATTGCAAAGCTCACAGCATTAGAAGTAATTAGCCAGGGACAAATCACTGACTTAGGTCAGAACATTGTGGACCAAGCTAAGGCACCAGTGGCACAATTTGAAGTAGTTTATTCATACAAGAAGCGCCCGAATGTACCTGATGCTAAAAGTGGCAGCCGTGAATTTTGTGCAAAGCTTATTGAACTGAACAGACTCTATACAAGAGAAGATATCAACAACATCACTGCAAGAGTAGAGCGCAATGTGTGGACATATAGAGGTGGATGGTACACAAATCCAGATACTCAAGTCACCACACCATTCTGCAGACATATTTGGGTACAGCAACTAGTAATCAAGAGATGATGAATATGATGATCACAGTGGACAATCTCAAGAAGCTTGGATTGATCCACAATAATACAGATACAAAGATTCTAGGTGTGGCCATTAAGCGCACTCAGGACATGCACATTCAACCTGCTATAGGAACATGCTTGTATAAAGCCCTATTGCAGCGCATTGAAGACAATGACTGGGATGCTGACTATCTAAACCTGATGAATAACTACATTCTGCCATGTTTGGTAGCATTTGTTGACTACAGATCTGCAGTGCTATTGAATGAGAAGCTGACCAACAAAGCAGTGGGCCGTTCAAATGATGAATATCAGAATGCAAACACAGACACTGAGACTACAGCACTGAGAGATCTCCTTCGCAAGGATGCCTATTTCTACAAGGAGCGCTTGATTGGATTCTTGGTAGATGACAATGGCCAACTGTATCCAGAGTACATCACCGGATGTGATGATAATTGTGCTGAATCAGTGACTAAAGATAGAACAGGATATACACCTAGTGGATGGATAGTGTAAAGAAAGAATTTAAGGCCAGCAAAAAGGCCGTTGACAAGCTCAAAAAATACCTAGAGAGAAATGGACAGAACACTCAATCAGCTGATGCGAGAGCTCAGCGAGATAGCAACAGCACACAGACAAATCAGGGAGTACTTTCAAGGTGACTATCTAGATGCTGTCAGCCGTGATGCTGCACTGTATCCATTGATGGTGGCAACACTTCAGCCAGGCAACCTAGGAGATGGCTTTGTACAGGTCAATGTCATCATCACCATTGCCGACAAATACAATTTACAGGAATACCGTCAGATCAATGAGATTCATTCTGACTGCTTGAGCATATGCAATGACATCAAGGTGACAATGCAGCAATACAGGTGGAGTGAATTCTCTGACATCAACTTTACAATGAGCACTGATCCATTCATTCAGCGCAGTCAAGATATGACAGCAGGCTGGAGTATGAATGTATCTCTCAATATCTTTGATGATGGCAATTGGTGTGATCTACCAATGGATGACTATGACTTTGAGAATGGCACACCACCGCCATCTGGTAACTGCCCTGAAGCAACAGTGGTGAATAGTGATGGATCATTCAGTCAGAGCATTCAATCAGGAGATACATATGTGCTCCCAGATACAACCTATGATGTTTATTTGAATGGTGAACTTGTAGCAACAGAAATAGCAGTAACATTAGCAGACTTTGATATCAATATAGTATGGCAGTAAATATAAATATACCTTCAGAAGTCACTCAGACTATCCAGGATGGAGTAACTACAACGGCACCTTCTGAGAATGCAGTCTTTGATGCACTATCTTTAAAAGCAAACACCGCAGATCTTGCACTTGTTGCAACAACTGGTGACTATGATGACTTGACAAACAAGCCATCTATTCCTGCGGCTCAAGTTAATTCTGATTGGAGCGCAGTTAGTGGAGTTGCTGAAATTCTAAACAAGCCAACTATACCTACTTCATTACCACCAAGCGGAACTGCTGGGGGTGATTTAAGCGGAACATATCCCGACCCAACTGTACATAGAATACACGGAATTGATTTACAAAATGGAACTCCATCTGCTAACGACACTTGGGTTTACGGAGGGTCACCTGCAAAATGGCAGCACCAACACTTAAACGCTTCTCAAGTAGACAATGACTCAAGCGTAACAGGAAGCACAGTTAAATTGGCTTTGGAACATTTAGATTCAAGCAAACAAGCGAGTTTAGTTAGCGGTACGAATATCAAAACAATTAACAGCACTTCGCTTTTAGGTAGTGGAGATGTAGCCGTACAGCCTACTCTTGTAAGCGGCACCAATATTAAGACAATCAATGGTACTTCACTACTCGGAAGCGGAGATATCACCGTAGGCGGAGGTATAACCGTAGGCACAACTGCGGTAACATCTGGCACCATTGGCAGAGTATTCTTTCAAGGTACTGGCAATGTGGTACAGCAAAGCGCTAACCTATTCTGGGATAATACCAATGGCCGATTAAATTTGGGTGCTGTAGCTTCAAATAGTGCTCGCCTGGACATTAAAGCACCAGGTGCATTATCTACTGACATTGCATTCAGAGTAAGGAATTCAGCGGATAATGATAATATCTTTAGCGTATCTGGAAATGGTGCTTTTACGTTAGGCAATAACACGAGTTATTATGTTTCTTTAAATCCATCATCACCTACATTAAGAGGTTATAATGGTGCAACTATTGGATGGCAATTATCGCCTTGGACTGGTGAGCATTGCTTTATTACTTCCAATCAGTCAAATCAAATAAGTGTTGGTATTGGAATAACATCACCAACTTCAAAACTTCACGTATATACTGCCGTGCAAGATACATCAATCAAAATTGCTACGGCTGCCGCAACGGTAGCAGATGAAACAGCTTGTTTGAAATTTGCTACTACATTTGCAGGAACTTCATTTGGTGGAGATGCCGCTGTAATTAGAGCAAGGTCAAAAGGTACTGGTTCTGGTGACCAAAAATGTGCAATCGAATTCTCATTAAATAGAAACGGAACAACTGCATTAAAAGCATCTATTACTTCACAATCAAATTTATTGCTTCAAACTCCTACTGAAGACACAAATGATATAGGAGTAATTTATATACCTAACGGAACAGCACCAACAGCCAATCTTGCTGGAGGCGGAAAGCTATACGTCGAAGGTGGAGCGCTTAAATTTAGAGGAAGCTCTGGTACAATCACTACTATTGCAATAGCATAATTTTATAACTTTACAAATAAAAAAATCATGGGTTTACTTATTGAATCATCAAAAGACAAAACAATCACAATCACTGGTACTGAAATCGCTTTGCCATTAGTATATGGCCGCATTGAATTTGCAGCGAGAGCAAATGGAATCACATTGGAGATAGCCATTGGTACATATGCAAGCAAAGCAGCATATGAATCTGGAGCTGGTCAGATGTTTACTGATGTACCGCAAGGCAATATCACAGTGGAGCTTCAGCCAGGTGAAATCCAAGGCCTGGATACAGCACATACATATGCAAAATCAGCATTTGAGCAAATGGGATATGATGTGATCATAGAAATGTAGAACACTTCTACATATTAAAGTATGACATCAATCATCCGTACAGCCATCTTGACATGCATGGCCTTCTTTGCTCCTATATCACTGATCATTCTAGCTGTAGGCTTGGCAATTCTCACAGATACAATTGTGGCCCTGGCATTAACAAAGAGTAAATTTACAAGCAAGCGCCTGAGACATGGTATTCTAAGCAAGACAATTGCATATGAAGCTTCAGTGCTTCTTCTATTTCTTGTTGACTATGCAATGATCAATGATGCCATGCTTACAGTGTTCAGTGTGCCGTTTGTAGTGACTAAACTTTCAGGATTGTTCCTGATTGGAATAGAGATATCTAGCATAGATGAAAAAATCAGAGAAAAATACGGTGATGATAAAGGAATAATTAGTAGATTCAAGAAGTTTATAAGCAGCATTAAGAAGATTAAAGACAGTTTATGAGGTATATTGCCATCATTCTACTCTTAACATCATGCAACGCAGCATACCATGTGCGCCAGGCTAAGAAGCATATTATCAAAGCACAGGCAAAGGGAGCTGCATTCGGCACAGATACAAGCTATCAATACATTTATCGCACAGATACACTTTGGAATACAATCACTAAGGAGAAAGAAGTGATCAGGACAGTGATTGATTCTGTTCCTGTACTTCATGATGTGATCAAGTATGTTCCTTTGACACGATACCAGGAAAGAATTGAGTACAAATTGAAGCGAGATACTTTGAGACTCATCAAATATATTGCTAAGAAGGAGCACAAAGCAAAAATAAAAACATCACCTATCACACTGGTCACAAAAATCATTCTAGCCCTTTGGCTAATTATTGTGATCTGGATGTGTTATAAAATGGCAACATGGAAAGGATAGTAGAAGTGGCTACAAAGTACATTGGACAAAGAGAGAAGCCTGGCAACATGGGATTCATAAATCCAGAATTTGATGCTAAGATGCGGACCGTTGGGTTTATTAATGCTCAAGCCTGGTGTGCCTACTTTGCTGAGCTTGTATGGAGAGAAGCAGGTCAAGATACTAAGCCATTCAGTGCATCAGCATTCAAAACATATTTGAACTATGAAGCTGCTGGCAGAAAGGGATCAGAGACCGCTGTGCCTGGATCACTTGTAGTTTGGAGATCTGTAAAGAACGGCAACCGGGGATGGACAGGTCACATTGGCATAGTGGTGGAGGCAACTGCCGAGAATTTCAAGTGCATTGAAGGCAACACCAACAAAGCAGGTGGCCGTGAAGGAATTGAAGTGGCATTGAAGACTCGCACATATCAATGGAAAGCTATGAATGGACTGCAGCTTGTAGGCTTTATTCATCCAGCATGAAGGTAGATGTACAAATAATCAAGGAATTTCTAGCAGACAATCCTAACATTGGCAGCCGTACAGCAGCTAATGCATTGATGGCCTTACATCCTAAAGTGTTTATTCAATACAATGCAGTATATAACAAGATAAGATATTACAGAGGTGAATGTAAAGGCAAGAGCTGTTCTTCACCAATAGCCGTGAGATCTGATGAACAAAAAATTGAAGCTATGGCATGGAACAAATCACTACCTGAAAGTGACTATGAAGAAATCCCTACATTCACATTTCCTGCAGGATCTAATCGCATCTTGATACTATCAGATATTCACTTGCCGTATCAAGATAATGAAGCGCTGAGCATAGCCATAAACTATGGAATTGAGAATGGAGCAAACTGTGTATTCTTGAATGGAGATACAATTGACATGTACCAGGCATCAAGATTCATCAAGGACCCAAGGCTGCGATCACTATCAGGTGAACTGCAGATGACAAGAGACTTCTTTGAGACGCTAAATGAAGCCATTCCTGGGCCTATCTATTTTAAGTTAGGCAATCATGAGGAGAGATGGGAAAACTATCTTAAGGTGAGAGCTCCTGAGCTATTAGGAATCACAGACTTTGAACTGCAGCACATTCTCAAGTTTGGGCAGTATGGTGTGCAACTGATCAAGAGCAAGCAGAAGGTGATAATTGGCAAGCTTGCAGTGATGCATGGCCATGAATTCGGCAACAGTGTATTCTCACCAGTCAATCCTGCTAGGGGATTGTTTATGAAAGCTAAGGCATCTTGTATCATTGGCCATCATCATCAAACATCTGAGCATTCAGAGAAAGATATGCATGGCAATGTGGTGACTACATTTAGCCAGGGCTGCCTGTGTGGACTTTCACCAGAATATCTACCTTACAACAAGTGGAATCATGGATTTATTTTCGTGGAGGCTGAAGCCAATGGTGACTACCGGGTAAAGAATTTAAGGATCATTGATGGAAAGGTGAGATAATTAAGTATTATTCACCACAATTAAGTATATTTGAGCACGCATAAGTATAGTTTATAGGTTATTAGGTAAGAAAGAGCGCTCCAGATGGGGTGCTTTTTGTTTATATATCAAAAAAATTGTGCAAAATAATTTGCATATATAAAAACTATGTGTATCTTCGCAGAGTCATAAGACATTTAAACCTTAATTATTTAACAAGATGAGAAGATTCATTCCTTCAACACCTGATCACTGGGTAGTGGTACAATCAATTGCAGCAATGGTGGCTGTATTAAGTGTAATTTTTTATTTCTATTCGCTATGAAAATCAAATGCAAAGAGTGCAACGGTGAAGGTGCATATGAGTATGCCAACTGGGAAACAAGCAAGATTGAGAATTGTGAATGTTCATACTGTGATGGCCAAGGCTACATTGAAGAAGACATTGAAGAATATCAAGAGAAGAAACCTGTCTCATATTTAGATGATTTATGCGACAAAATTAGTGAGAAATTTATCCAAGAAGCTGAAGCTGTATTCATGACCTTCACTGGTGACGCTACACGCAACTATCATGTGACCTATTTCATTAGCCGAGGTGAAGTGACTGCAGAAGAAACTCCATTGCTTGGTGGATTGACTCTATCAGCTGACAGCATCACACATGCCATCATTCAATTTATGACCACTACAGGAGTGGATGAGAAAGAAATCAAA